TGAGCATCAAGTTTGCCGTTCTTGTTCTTGTCGAGTTTGTGCTGCTTACCTTTTAGCGCCTTTGCTTTGTCATCACGATACGCTTGAGTGCGCTGTGCAAGGGTTCCGACTCGAGTTTTATCCTCGTAAACAGCCTCGTCAGCACCGGGGTCATATCCCTTGCGCTCTTTTTTACGCTCGATGGTTTTGACAACTTCTTCCCGCTTTTTCATTTCAGCTGAGGTGAGTGTCTTCTCATCCATATATTCTTCTTTAATTTTAGCGTGGTACGTCTTCGTCGGCCCATGATAGAAAGGAACCTTGGGGCGGAGCTTGTTATATCTCCAGCCTTTTTTCCAATCTTCTTTTGAAACCTTGCCGTGCATTTCTTTATGAGCATACCAGCCGTCATCTTCAACTTCTTCGTTGAGTGGTGTGCAACCTTTTACTGAGCTTCCCACTTTTCTAGTTTTTGCTACCGCCTCGGGATATGTCAACCCGTTTCTCATATGGAGGTTAAGTCTGTTTTTAACTGCGTCTGTTTGCTTGTCAAAGTGAGCGTCGTATGCCTTCGCGTTTTCGTCAATAACAGTTTCTTCGTTAGTCGCTTTGACCTTAACACTTACCTGACCCGAACCAGGGAAGCGTTTCCCGATCTTTTTGGCCGCAATGGTAGCCATTTTTGCTGACTTACGGAACTTTTCGGGAGTAGGGTGTTGTCTGCCGCTTTGGCTCTTGTCTAAGTAATCTGCGAGCTTCTCTTTAGACAGCTCATGAAGGTCAGCTTCTTCGTTAGTTTTCTTCTTTGATTTTGCATACTTCGCGGTAATCGTATTCATTGCATGGCCGATTGCCTCAGCTGGGGTGGGAGCTTTGAGTGCGTAACTATAGAAACCACGTTTGCGGTAATGTGCTTCTTGCGGACTCATTTCTTCGTTAGCGGCCATACCCTTCTTGGCTAGGCGCTTAGCAACATTTCTGATTACGTTACCATACTCATCCTTGTGCACCTTAGTCTTGGAATAAGGCTGATCGAAAGGCGGCTTATCATTTTTTGCACGAAGGAGCTTAAAGTCATGGGCATCAAGTTTGCCGTTTTTATTGGCATCAATCTTGTGCTGATTGCCGGTAAGAGGGCTTTCATTGATATCGTCAAAGCACTCCTTGTCAAACTCATTTTTGTACTGAGAAGCAAGTTCAGATGCCTTCTCGTCGAGCATGCGTGAAAGTTCAAAATAGACTGAACTTGCTTTTTCCTTTAGGATATGGTCGATGATGCTCATAGTTGTTCTCCTGTGTACCTTCTATTTATTTAGGCGGCTCGCTAGGCTGAGCTGTTGGTTGCTGATCTGGCTGCGGAGTCTGTTGCTCCATAGGTTCGCCGTATTTCTTTTTATCTTCTTCAATTTCTCTATCAATATCTTGAATATCTTCCTCAGACTGCCTAAGCACATTTTTACGAACCCAAGAAATAGAGTAATATTTGCCTACAGCATCGTCCAGGTCTCTCAGCATTGATATCCTATCACGAAGAATTTCAGTCTCTTTAAGTTCCGCAAAATAGTTGTCCTGCCCATAGTCATATGTAATGGCGGTAGCAAATTCAGGCCATTCTTCAAGTGTCACGGTACCTTTGAGGATAAGTTGAACCTTTAGAGCTTCAGTAAAGATAAAGGAGAACCTAGACCGTAGGCGATCAATGAATTTGGAAAACTTAATTTCGTCACGGCTAATCTCTGCTGAACGCCCAACACTAAACTGTGTCTCTGGAAGAAGCCGTGTGATGGGAACATTCAGTGACTTAAACAAGTTTTGCTGGAAGTAAACTACGTCTTCAATCTGGCCTAGGTTCTGCCCTCCTGCTAGTGTAGAGATTTCTGTGCCGCGGCTGCCTTCACGCCTAGGTAGCCAGAAGTCCTCTAGCATAGTCATATGTTTTCTATCGTCTCTGATTTGACCAGTCTTGGAGTCATAGACAACTTTATTCTTGAACCGAGTCATAATATCGCGTAGATATTGTTCAGCTTTAATCTTTGGTAGATTGCCTACGTCAATATAAAAGATACGACGTTCTGGCGCTCTGGAAATACGATAGATAACAAGTGAATCTTCGAGTGACTTAAGTTGATTGAGTGGCTTAATAGCCTTATGGAGATATGAGTATGTTTGGTCACCATCTGGATTTGTTAGGCCACTTGTGCAGTAGATAATAGAATCCTTAGCAATCTTAATGCCCGAGGCGGTACCTGATCGCCCAATACCCGGAATTGTTTTAATGAAGCCGGCTTCATTATAGATATAGTACTCGGACTTTATCTCCTGCACGATTACATTGTTTTCAGTTTTATTCTTTTTGATCTCTCGTACTTTACGGATTTTTCTGCTGTCAATGTACCTAAGTTCTTTGATCCCAGCTTTGGTATCTTTTGGATCGACAGTAATATGGTATGGAAGCCGCCCGTCCACATACCAACGTCTAAAGATATCGTAACCATTATGCTTGAAGTCATATAGTTCTAGAATAGTTTGAAACTCATCTCGGATAATATTTTTTACTCTATCGGGCTGTTTTAGATTTTCAAGGTTAATTTCTACTACCTTGACTCCGGCTTCGCCTACAATAGCCTCGTTTACAATGTCATCTAGCGCCTGGTCAATTTCCTGCGCCAGAGTCATTTCTCTGTATTGGTTTACTAGCTCAGTTTCGTTGCGAACTACTCCATCAAGGTCCAAATAGGACCCTTGGATGCCGCCTTCGACCACCATGGACCCGTCAATTCTATCATCGGCTACAAATGAAGGTAATGGCTTTACTGCGTTATTGGCTCTTTTAATCTCGAATCCAAATAGATCCATAGTGTCACTTCTTTCTATCTGTATAGATGTGGGCGGAGTTTCCCCCGCCCACCTTTCATTATTTAGATAACAGTACCATCGACTGTGGTGCCGCGAGTAACATCAAACCAATCATACTGCCATGTGACATTGAAAGTTTCAATGGTGTCAGTCTGATCCCAGTCTAGGTCGATACTTGAGATTTCTGAAGGCCAGCAACCGTTAAAGCGATATTCTCGCAGAATTTCACCCTTCTTACCAAACTGAATGACCTGAGCGGTAGACTTATATTCTGCTGGAGCAGAACTAGGAAGGTTCCGAGCGTTAGTAAGATTGGTATTCATTGCGGAAGACCAAGCCTCAAGTGAATTTCGGATGGCAAAGTCTTCATCATTGATAACAGTAGTGGACCACGGTTCAAATGTGCGGTCACCGACCACCTTCATTTTACGCCCAAAGTAAGGAACCTCAACCGTGCCAAGATTAAAGGCAGGAAGAGAGGTAGTCCGAACAAGAAACGGAATCTGAATATCCGCAACCGGGTTTACCGGGTTAGTGATAGTAACCTGAAAGAGTGTTGGGCGAGCTCCACCAAACTTAAGATTACTTCTCATGTCGTTAATGTTAAAAGCCATTTATTTCTCCTATGTTTCTTTTATTTATTAGCCGACAATGGCGGAGAACTCAATGCCACTTCTGACAGCAACGAAGTTCAGTTGAATGTAATTGATTGACTTGGCGGGCTTGACATAAATGTCACCTACGAATCGGTTACCGTCAATGACCTCGGCGGTGTTGTTTGTTTCATCACAAACCACCTTATAGTCATAGATACCCCGACGGCCCTGAATATCCCGTAGGAAAGGCTCGATTAGGTTGCGGAACTGAGTGCGGGTGAACTCATCGTTGAATTCAAAGATTGTGGATTGAGCCGCATTTGCAACGGCTTTCTCAAGAACAATGAATAGGCGACGAACATTGATACGATCAAAGGCGCTTGGCTTTGAGAGAAGTGTCTTATCACCGAACAGCATGCTGCCATAGCCAGGCTGTGTTACGACTGGGTTAACGCTTGACTTGTATAGAACGTCACGATCGGCCTTTGATGGGTTATAAGATAGCTTGATGCTATTCTTGATCTGCCCGCGATTGATACCGGCAGGTGAGAACCATGGGTCACGATTAGCGTCGGTGCGAACACAGAGACCGGCAATGTCACCGTTTAGCGGAATGTAGCGATACAGATCATTGTACTTGTCATAAATGTACTTGTAGCCGCTATCCATGACTCCATATGAAGATGATCTCATGTTGTTTCTCATGGCAACAATGTCTGCTGCGGCGGTGATGGGGTTATTAACAACCGCTTCCCGTCTTGGTGAGACAAACACAATACAATCCTTGCGAACCTCGGCAACATTGTCGATGAGATAGTTACCTAGCTGCTCTCCAGTTGAACCGCCTCTTGACTTACCGGTCATGAGAAGTGAGATATCGATGCCGGCGGTGGTAGCAAAGAGGTCATAAGCAGTCGCTAGGCCACCAAACAGAATAGCATCTTCTGTGGCAGTATCAACTCCGCCGACAAAAGATAGGGTCAGAGGAACCGTATTTGTAGATGCAGTAAGGGATGCGGCGGCCGCGGAGGTGGCTAGCGCACGATCTGATGCAAACCAAATAAACTGTGACCGGCTATTGATAACATTCTTGTAATAGTTTGTGCCACCATCTGATAGCTTGGCATCAGTTGCGCGTGATAGACCTGCGTAGACTTCTAGCACGGTGCCGGGATTGCCTGTAAATAGGCCGTCCTCGTCAGCAACAACTACGTGAAGTTCGTCATTGACATTGGTGCCGTATGAATTCTGGAATTCGGACTTCCCTGGGGCTTGGTTGACTTGGTTAAAGTATTCCCAGAAACGAGGGACGGTCACGGTATCAACCGCACCGGCAAGTTTTAGAGGCTGATCAAGTGATACGGAAAATGCAGCATAACCAGCGGGCAGATTTGATCCGTTGGCATATACAGTGGTGCTGGTTTCACCTAGGCCCGTGATCTTAATTGTTTGTGTGCCGATGGTGCTATTACCAACTGTGATTACATCACCGACAGTGAATTGGGCCTTAACAGTAATTGCATATGGCGCAGAGTTATCATTAACAAGTGCGCCTGTGTTTGCAAGAACAACCTGAGCAGTGTTGCTGCCTACGGCTAGTGTTAGCTTAGTTGCAGCATTGCCAAATAGTGTGTTGCTTCCGACGGTGCCTAGATTAACATTTGAACTATA